TCTTGAAGAGAACATGATTAGCCATAGCTTCAGTGCGTTGGCTGCGAATGGCAGGCTGGCTAAGTTCTACGGCACTGTGGAAGCTCCCGCCAACCCCGACACCCAGGGCTTCTTTGATGTCAAGCTAACAATAAGTGGTATAGCGACAGGTTCAGCATACGCAGCAGTCATTAAGTTGGCTCCAGGAGCGGATTGCACTTTGGTTGGTGCTTACTATGGAGCGATGCATCTCGTTATTGACCAGATAACCGCTGTGACGGGTGACCCATCTTTGGGCTACTTCCACATGGAGAAAATGTCATTCCTTCTAGACGTTGCTCCTGCCCAACTGAATATCTGGGACTTGAACTTCATTCAGACGTGTACCGCAATATTCGCTGTCCATAACCCAGCCACGGCACTTGGATATATAGCTGGTACTAGCGATGACGCTCCTACGGGTAGCATACCAATCTTCCAGGGAGCAGGTGGTGGTGGTGGCATGAAGTACATCCGTACCTACGACGGCCCCATCACATAAACCAAATACGCTTCGGGGAGGTTAGGCTTAAACCTCCCCACTAAATAAAGAAGGAGGACTAATATGAGCGAAAAGAGCGCAAGGGAAACAAGGAAAATGGAAGGGCTTAAGGGATGGAAGATTGACCTGAGTAACTACGAAGTTCCAGACCCCACTTCAGAGACAGGATTTGGCACGATAGACGTCGCTGATAACCTGGCGTCAATGCTCTTCCACACCGAACTCAAGCTGGCACCCGAGGAAATGTTCAAGGCTAAGGACCTGGCCGACAAAATCAGGGCGTCCGGGGATTCCGTCCTACTGGACAAGATTGAGATGGAGAGAATCAAGAGGTCTTATGTCCTGTTGAAGGGGCTACCAGAGCGCTTCATCGAGTTCCTTGAGCGAATCCGGGATGCTGAGGAAGTATCACTGAAGGAGGACGCTGCCGCCTAGTGCGGTGGACCTCCTTTCTTAGGGGAGGGTGGTGAGCCGAGCCACCCTCCTCAAATAGGAAAGAGGGAGGACAGACGATGAAGATAAAGTTGTTAAAGCCGTTGGTGTCAGCCTATGGGCAGTTTCTGGAGGGCGATATCGTCGTTGTCCCAGACCACATAGGACAGAACTGGGTGAAGAATGGCATTGCTGAATCGCTGGAATCTGTGGCAGAAGAAGGAACAGTGGCAGAATCTGTGGCAGAAGAAGGAACAGTGGCAGAATCTGTGGAAGAACAGGCCGATGCGCCTAATCCTGAAGCTGAGGCTGGTCCTGAACCCAAGCCTGTGTTGAGAAGGCGCAAGCCGCACACCCCGAGGTAATGATGAGAGTCAGAGTTCTTAGAGTGTTCATTCGTAAAGGAGTCCTTCTCCGGGCTGGTGACATTGTGGAGATCGATCCCAAGGCAGAGGCTCATCTGCTTCGCACTTGCCTCGTCATGGAGGACAAGAGTCTGGACGGTGCTAAGGAGACCAAGCAATGGCAGTGACAAAGCTGAGGATCACACACTACGAAGGACTGTCAACCGACGCCAAACCTACTGGCGTCATAGGTGGCTCTACGTTCATTGAGACAGATACCCGAGCGCTGTTTATCAGCTACGATGGTACCAACTGGGTAGTGGCCGATGAGCGTGTTCGGTTGACCAACGAGGATGGTACATTTGCAGACATCCCAGGAGGATTTGACGAACTGATCGCAGCGATATAGGAGGAGTCATGGCAATCACACAATTGCTAAACGGACATTACGAAGGGCTCTCCACAGACGACAAGCCGGTTGGTGTTATCGCCGGTACTACGTTTCGGGAGACCGACACCAGAGCCATGTACATTACGTATGATGGCACTAACTGGATTGTAGCTGACAAGAGGGTACGCATCACCAATGAGGATGGATCGTTCCTGGACTTCCCTCAGGAGTTCGATGATCTGATAGCGGCGCTCGCTGCAGGCTTCCTTGCTGCTGCTACTGCCGTTGCTCTTGCTGCGGTCAAGGTGGTAGTGGATGCCATCAAGGTAGTGGTTGATGTCATTCAGGCCAAGACTGACGCAATCCCTATTCTGGCCGAGACAGGGGGGACCCTCACCACTGACGGCAACGAGCAGAACGTCTATATCAGCGATGCTCCGAGTGGGATCTTCAAGCCACTGGCTGTCAAGATCGACTTCACTGCCCACACAGCAGGAGAGACCGTGGTGGTCAAGGTCTATTACCGGATCAAGACTGGGGGCGACTACATCCTCCAGGACTCCGATGAGTATGCCGGGTTGGTGGATCCTGAGCTGGTCAACGTGGCGCTGGAGGCCAACAGGTTCGGTGTGAAGGTGACTATGCAGAAGACGGTAGGAACCAACCGAGCTTATGACTGGGCTGTCATCTATGAGGCAGTACCATGAGCGCACACTACGACGACATACTGGTGAATGCGAATGTACTGCTAGACCTCCCCTTTGAGGAGGGATCTGGCATCCTGGTCCATGACCTCGCGAAACCCCACCACCCGGTGACGCTGGTAAGCACTCCTTCATGGGAGGCCTTGGCGTCGGGCAAGATGGCGATCAACCTGGACGGAGAGGCGGACTATGGCCAGTGTGTAGCTGCCTCCTGTGCAGACCTAAACTTCACAAGTGGTGCTTACAGTCTGGGTGGATGGCTCAAGTGGACAGTGGATGAATACTCTCAGATTGTGATGGCTAGGTATGAGCTTAGCGTATCTGGATGGGAGCTTTACCTTACTCAGTCTGCCGGGGGGGACTACCTGACTCTGCGTCATCACCATGCTGGGACTTTAGTGCCTTTGGTCACTGGCAACCCCAGGACTGGGGCTTACTCGTTGGGTTGGACTCCTGACACTCTCTTCCACTTCGGGGTGAGTAGGGATGGAGACTCAGCACAGTTCTACCGCAATGGAGAGGCTGTAGCTACAGTCTCAGATGAGTTGGTTGATCCTGAGACATGTGACCGGGACCTCGTCATTGGAGTTCGATACTCCAAGAATGCAAACTTCTACAAGGGGCCGTTCCCCCGGCTGTTCATTGCCTCCGGGGCTCTGACGGCTAAGGACTGGCGCAACATATATGAAACACAGAAGGGTTACTTTGAGTCATAGGAGGTAATGAATGTCACTGAGTGATACGGCTCTAGTAACTCTAACTCAGGCAAAGGCCCACCTCCGAGTGGACGCTATGGCATCTCAGCACATCTATGCGGAGTATGTGGGTATCGGTAACGCTGTGGCTGTAGCGTTTGATTTAGACAACACTCCGGTGGACGGAAGTCTTAGGCTCTATGTAGATGGCACGCTCCAGGTGGAAACCACTGACTTCACTATAAGTGCTGCTACCATCACGTTCGTTGCCGCTCCAGGCGATGGAGAGGCCATCACTGCTGCCTACGATACAGCTGCAGCCGATGATACCTTTGAGAGCTTTGATGACCTCCTACTGGAGAAGCTCATCGAAGCAGCGACCAAGAAGGCCGAAGACTACACCGGGCGGGCGTTCATCCAGAGGTCTATCACGGAGTCACACTTTGGGAATGGTTCTAAGGTGATGAATATCTACAAGCAGCCGGTAGACTCCATCACTAGTGTAGTCAGGAAGGTGTCTGAGAATGTGGGCTTGGGGGACGGCAGCACTGTGGCTTTCTCCCTTGATGAAGTTCCTACTGCAGCCAGCGTACTTCTCTATGTAGATGGAGTGTTGCGGGAACTCACCACTGACTACACGCTTGATGGAGCTGACATTACCTTCGTGGCTGCTCCGGCCGATGAGGCCAAGGTGACGGCAAAGTACACTCACACCATTCTTGCCATCAGTGAATATACTGAGTGGCTCAGCATTGGTAGGTTGTACGCAGAAGGTGTCTGGACTGCCAACAAGTTCTTTGAGGTTGTCTATGTCGCTGGATATGATGCTACTCGTGCGGCTGTCCAGGCGCTAATTCCTGATGCGGTGGCTGCTGTCCTCCTGATGGTAGCCTATCTATACGAGAACAGGACTGACCAATTGAAGAGCGAGAGCATTACTGGGCTTGGTTCAGTTATCTATGACATCCCCAGTCAGGCTAAAGAGCTGCTGGCACCATTGAAGGTGAGCTGGCTATGAACATTGCAAATATGTTGAAGGACCGAGTGAGGCTTCAACTTCGTGTGGCTACGATGGGCGCTACGGGTGAGACCGTGACGTGGGTTCCGGTAGAAACCAGGTGGGCACGAGTTGTCGCTATTGATGTGAGAGCTCAGGCAGCATATCAGCAGATGGAAACGACAGTGACCCATAAGGTAATCTTCCGTGGCCCTGTCGATATCGACCTGGGCAAGCACCGCTTCCTGTGGGGGGATATGACCTTGATTCCCATGACCTTCTCGCAGGAGTCGAAGGGGTACACTACAGTCATGGTGAAGGGAGACTAATGAGCATTACGGTCAAATTCAATAGCAACATGGCCAAGGTAATGGCGCAGGTAGACGGTACTGCCAAAGGCAGAATGCTGCAGGCCGTGATAGAAGTAAGAAATGAGACACTGGAAACCCTATCAGGTCAACGCACTGGCCGGATCTACCGCGTGCCTGGAACTACAAGGACCTATCAGGCTTCTTCGCCAGGGGAGCCCCCGGCAGTGGCTACAGCTGGGCTGAGGCAATCCATCACAGGGAAGGCCAGAAGTGAGGCAAAGGTAGTCATTGGCGAAGTGGGAACAGATATGCCTTATGGACCGAGGCTTGAGTTTGGGTTTTCAGGCGTAGACAGTCTGGGCAGGCGTTACAACATGGCTGCTCGCCCGTGGCTGAAACCGAGCTTTGAGAAGGCGTTGCCCAAGGTGGAGAAGATACTGGGAGGGACATGGCTATAGACACGCAGAGCAGCCTACTTGCTAAGGTCTATACCTTACTGACAGAGGATGCCTCTCTGCCAGGTCTCATGGGTGGCACAGTCAGGCTCTTCCTTACATGGGCGACTCCTGATGCAGAGTTCCCATACTTGGTACACCGGCTCGACATTCGGAGAGAAGGTCCCCTTCACGTGGTCCAGAGAGCCACTCACTACCTCGACATTTGGAGTGATAGCCCCAATGCCAATGAGGTACTGGCCATCAGGAAGAGGCTCATTGAGATATTGGACGAGTTGATATTCAGCACTGATGACGTCAAGCAGGTGCATGTTGAGATTGCATCTGATGGGTTCGTCCCACAATCTGAACAGAACATCTGGCATTACGCGATGCTGTTTGAATGGGTACTCCGACGCGATGCTGAGGCTGTCTCCATCGAGGGGAGGTGAGGTATGAGGACATAAACGGTTTCACAGTGAACACGGGAAATGATTGATAGGAGGAAATACGATGGCTAATACAGTAGCAAATGTCTTGATGGGAGTGGCAACTCTGGCGGTACGAATGCCAAACGATGCAAGAGCTGAGTGGTCTACTGAGCAGCACCTTACTAATGCTCGCTTAGTGAAACTATCCAAATCTGGTACTGGTAGTTACGGGAGTACACACGTGGAGTTCACACCGTTGGCTGCCGGTCTTGCCTTGAAGTTGTCGGATTTTGAGGGCATGGGTGGTGCGGCCAAAGAGTGGGGCTACATGAGTTACCGGCAAGCGGTCGAGGCGTACTGGTCACAGCTAGAGTATCGGTTCACTGACCCCAATGATGCCGACAACTACGTTGATGTGACAGTCCAGATTGACGTCATGGAACTCGGAACGGCAGCGTGGCTTGCCCAGAGTCTCACGGATGCTGACCTGGCTGGCATCTACGGGAAGACCACGTATGATGGGGCTGTGGGAGATTTCGCCATTGAGGCAATTTCCGGTATTGTAACCAAGTGCGATGCTCTGTTTGCCCTCTGGGTAGCGGCTACAGCTGAGTCATGTGCCGACTGGACTCTTACCAGAGTCAGGGTTGAACTGTGGGAGAGTACACCCCCATCAACTGGACGCTATGAGTTCATTGATGCGGTATACATCGACAGCGTGGAGTATAGCCTCACACCAGGAAGCAGCAGTGTGCCTGGTCTCTCCCTCTCAGGCCCTTACACCGAGATCGGCTACACCGAGGACGGTGTGATCCTCACCTACAATGCTGAGACCGCAGATGTGGATGTTGAGGAGGAATCCTTTGCCATCGGCAGGGCCATCACCAAGGAGACCCTAGAGATCACGTGTAACCTGGCCGAGAGTTCACTTGCCAATCTTGAGATGGCGCTCGCTGGCTCTGTGCGGAGTGGCAATATCATCACGCTTGGTGGTGGTGTTATGAAGGAGCTGAACCTGAAGCTGACTGGACTCAACCCGGCTGGGTATACTCGCTCAATCGAGATACCGAGAGCGACGGCCTCTGGCTCTGTGGGCATGAGCTACAAGAAGGCTGAGAAGACATTGGTGCCCGTGACGTTCCAGGCACTGAAGCCTTCGTCTGGCAATGCCTGCAACATTGTCGACAACGCAGCCTAGAGCATACGTAGAGAGGAGGTGACTCGTGGTGATTGAGGTTCGCCTGTTGGAAGTAGATGATGTGTTCCGGGTTGTCAGGATGCTAGGCAAGATAACCAGGAGAGCACGGGAGGAGCTTGTTGAGCTGCTGAGGCCAGACACTGAGTCTGGATTGGCAGAAGGGAAGAAGGCAGACCCAGTGATGGTGGGCCTGATTATCTTCCAGTGCCTGTTTACTGAATTGGAGGAAGACCTGAAGGAATGGATGGCGAGTCTGGTTGGCAAGAGCAGCACCGAGTTCAGCAAGATGCCGGCCATCACAGTCCTTGACCTAATCGAGACCCTTGCGCAACAAGAGGACATGCGTGGTTTTTTCGCACGTGCCTCGCGTCTGGCTTCGATGAAGCTGTAGATCTAATTGAGGCTAGGTATGGCTGGACTGACGAGGCTGTTAGGGCACTCTCCTTTGAGAGGTTCTGCTGCCTCATCAGTCTGGTTCGAAGGGCTAACCTCAAGACCAAGCAAGAGGAGCTAAATCAGCAGATGCAGATTGCAGCGTTCATAAGTCACCAGCTCGGAGCCTCTGGGGGCAAGACATTTGGTGAGTACCTTGAGGGCCTGGGGCTCGTTGAGGCACACCAGCAGAAGCCGGCTCCGGTTGACGACACCGCGACCCTTGCGAGTATGGGCATCACGGTGAAGAAGGTCAAGAGATGACAGTATTTGAACTGGTTGGGCGGCTGACTATAGACGGCATTGATAAGGCCAACACTCAATTGTCCTCCATGGAGGATAAGTTCAGAAGCACAGGCACGGCCATGACGAATGCAGGCAAGAAGATGTCCTTGTACGTCACAGCACCCCTGGCGATAATGGGGGGCATGGTCATTAAAACGGCTGCTGCTTACTCTGAGTCGATGGCTAAGGTCAAGGCTGTGACTGGTGCTACCACTGAGCAGTTTGCGCAGATGGATGCCCAGGCTAAGGAACTGGGTCGTACCACTAGATATACAGCCTCTGAGGTTGCCGAGGCCATGGCATTCATGGGTATGGCTGGTATGGACACCAACAAGATAATGGCGGCCTTGCCCGACACGCTGAATCTGGCTGCCGCTGGCGGTTTGGCAATGGGGCAGGCTGCCGACATTATCACGAACATCATGGCAGGGTTCGGCATGGCAACCACAGACCTCACAGGAGCCGTTGATGTGCTAACTAAAGCCTTCACGTCATCCAACGTCGATCTCGGGATGCTGGGTGACTCAATGAAGTACGCTGGCCCGATAGCCAAGAGTTTCGGTATGAGCTTTGAAGAAACCACCGCCATCATGGGCTCATTTGGTAACGCCGGTATTCAAGGGAGCATGGCAGGTACCTCATTGAGGCAAGCCCTTATCCAGCTCAACGCCAAGTCGGAGGAATTCGGAATCACCATGTATGATACCAGTGGCAAGATATTGCCTATGGTGAACATCTTGGAACAGCTGGAGCAGAAGGGAATGACCGCCGGAGAGATGGTGGAACTGTTTGGGGCAAGGGCCGGGCCAGCAATGGCAGCCTTGCTGCAAACTGGAAGCGAATCACTCAGGGACTTTACCACTGAACTAGAGGGTGCGGCGGGTACGGCAGAGAACATCGCCAAGACTCAGATGGAGGGATTGCATGGAATCCTTATCATACTCAAAAGCGCCTTTGAAGGGCTACAGTTGGCTATTGCCGACGAACTGGTGCCCATTCTTACACCACTAATAGAGAAGATCACCAATGCCTTCAGGTGGTTCAGTAACCTGCCAGGGCCGGTCAGGAAGACAGCAGTGGTGATTAGCCTTGTAGCTGCTGCTATGGGGCCACTGCTTATGAGTATGGGGTTTGCAGCTACGGGGCTTGCAACCCTGATAGGACTCTACAGGTCAGCAACGACCGCGATGCTAGCTCACAAGGCTGCTACGATCGCGACGACAACGGCAACGAATGCAGCGACCGCAAGCACTGTCGGGTTCAACATAGCGATGAAGGCTAACCCCATCGGCCTGGTCATCGGTCTGATCGCCCTACTCGTAACCGGCATCATTGCCCTGCATAACAACTGGGACAAGGTGGTTGACTTCATGGACAGGTCACTCACCAAGAACCAGCGCAAGTTCAATGAGTGGTCACGGTCCATCAGGGCAGATGCAGACACAATGCTCGCTGAGGTTGAGAGCGCTTACGAGCAGTTCGTGTCGAATGCACAGACGTCGGCTGAACAGCAAATCACGGCTGCTGAAGATGTGCGTGATGCTGAGAAGAGGGCTATTGAGGAGCGCCTGGGATTCTACCAGGACTTCACCAGAGATAAGATTGCCGAGATTGATAAGCAGATGCTTGCCGAACTTGCTGCCATAGATGGACCTCTTGGGGAACAGGCACAGGCATATCTTGACATGCTTGATGAGCAGGAATCAGACGATGAGAAGCGCGAGGCCAAGATTGAAGCACGCAGAATACGTGACCTGAAGCACGAATTGGAGTATGGGGAAGACCTCACCAAGAGCCGCAAGTTGCGGATTCAGGACGAGATTGCTGACTACGAAGCCAAGCTTGACAAGGAGAAGGCTGGGGACAGGCTCTTCAACGCTATCAAGGAGTCTGACTATGAGGCCTATTTTGAGAGCAAGAAGTCTGAAGCCGATGCTGCATTCAATACTGAGAATGCACTGATTTTGAATCAGCAGGCCCTCCAGGTTGCGTCGTACCAGGCGCAGCGTGATGCCTTCGTCGAGATGCACGAAGTGGTCATGGCTGGCCACGGGGATATTCTCAAGTTTGCTGAGGACTACAACGCCCTCATAGCCATGGCAGGAGGTAAAAAGATTGAGATCCCAGAGCTTCCGGCTCTGGCTGGCACAGCTCCTGCAGGGAAAGTCAACAGACCAACCAACCTCGACATTATGGGCAACGGAGGCATGATCACTGAGCCAACACTGCTCTATGGCCTGAAGTCGCAGAGGCCATATGCCATCGCTGGCGAAGCTGGAGATGAGAGAGTGTCTCCTGTGGGAGACAGTCCGGCTGGGGCTCTCACCCAAGTGACCAACAACTTCTCCATCGCTCAGCTGGTGGTGAGGGAAGAAGCCGATGTTGACAAGGTGGCCCAGAAGCTCTACCAAATGCAGGCTCTAAGGACACGATATGCCTAGCATAACGTACAATGGAGTGGACCTGTCAGCGGCAACCTACGACCTGGTGGTCACGACTTCTGACCCCTCGGCACAGTTGGTGTCTGAGTCATTTCAACTGCTCACCAAATCATACTCGCCGGAGGGCAAGTTCCCCCCCAAGAGCCTGGTGATGGGAGTCAGTGTGACAGGCACCTCCAGAGCCGATATTGAAAGCAAGCTCGACAGCATCAAGGCAGTGCTCAACCAGCGTATGAGCAAGAAGCTGATCCTGAGCACACTCTCTGACCGTTACTGGATGGCACGGTTCCAAGGCCTCTCTGGTTCGTACCCATCGCCTACCATGTTCAGGGGCACACTGTCATTCACCTGCTTCGATCCGTTCGCCTATGCTGTGACAGAGTCGGATGACACCTATGACCTAGATGCTGACCCCAAGGTGATCACAGTCACATCTGAGGGCTCGGCTGATTCAGAGCCCATACTGTACCTGAAGGCTGGGGAGGCCTGGGATGCTTCAGTCTCCATCTCGAATGCAGGAATTGGTATGGTGTTTGAATACAGTGGGGCGATAGCAGACGGGCATACCCTCATCATCAACTGCCAGTCGTGGTACGTGAGTCTGGACGGTTCCACTGCGATGGCCGACATAAGTGGACAATTCCCGGTGCTCAAACCTGGGGCTAATTCCATCTCGGTGGTAGGCTTCGGGGTGCTAGGCACCTTGAGGATACGATACAGAGCGCGATTCATCTAGGAGGATAAGACAATGGCCGTAGCAGATGTAGCAGTAAAGCAAATACACGGAGCAGGCCCCACCGAAAGCGTGGTGACGACTCCGAGGCTGAGTACCTCGGACACCAACGCACCAGGCAACGCAAACCCCATACCTATTGCAGCCGCAGGGCTCTCCTATTCGTACTGGATGAGCCTGGAGCTTGTCATCACCAACATTCAGGACGCCACAGTGCTCAACAATCACCTCTTCTACTCTGACGGTACCATTGGTTGGGCTCTGGGGACTGGTGGCAAGTTGGTCATCGGACTGCATGATGCTGGTGACAACGGCACCGCTATCGGGTCTTATGACCAGGCCACAGGCGATGAAGGAATCTCCGGAGACTTCATGGAAGACGATGTCGATGGTCATGCTAGCTACAAGGATCAGGACCCGGAGACCGGGCTCGTCAGCGCCTACGAGACTGGAGGCACGGAGCTTCTGGTCGACAGTGGGGATCACACCATCGCGGAGCAGTTCAAGCACATTGTGATTCAGGCAGTGGTCGATGATGATGCAGTCCGGGGAGCCCGTGCAGCAGAGACCCTGACCTTCCAGTACGACGAGGTCTAGTCATGGGACAAGACAATAGGCCGGTCGTTGAGATGTTCTGGTTGGTGGAGTACAAGGATGGTTCCTATTGCGCTCAGTTTGACTTCGACCAGATGGTAGAGCATAGGTATGCAGAAGTCAATCACAAGCGAGCGAAGCGCTATTGGTGGATTCCAGTACCACCGGGGATGAACGGTCAGCTGGGGCTTCGCCATAACCCCCGGCTCAAGAAGCATTGTGTCGAGAACAGGGGAGCGATGGGCTTCGTGGCTCGAAGGACTAAGCTGGTCATGAACAGTGGCTCGCCAGTGAAGGTGGAGGTCATGTGCTACGTGGTTGGTATTGAGGCTGGTCCTCGGATTGAGATCTACCCGAATGGCACGACTGTGAAGATTGCCCAGCCCCACTCGGAGAGTGAGACGCAGGACATCCTTAGGGGTTAGTTATGCCCTACGCACGAGTAGAGCCTAGCGGTTGCACGGAGAGGTACGGACTGCTACAAGTCGGCCTCTTTACTAGGATGCACTCATGATAGAAACTCGCAATTCGACACTCCCTGAAAGACTTGGAAATGGCCGTAGTAGACAGACATTCTATGGCTACCCCGTGCTGTTCCGAGAGGACGGGGGCGAGTGGCAAGAGAACAATCCGCAGTGGGTAGACGGAAAGCTCACAGGCGTTCCCTACAAGCTCGCCGTAGACACAGAGGCGATGTCTCTGACCATGACCGACGTGGACGGAAGCGAGTCGTCTATCACGCTGAAAGGCGCATCCACTAAGAAGGTCCAACCGGTCTACAAAGGCAATGACATCGTATGGGCCGACTACGCGCCTGACATAGACGTGGTGATTCATGCCGACACGCACTTCGTATCCTTTCAACGAATCCTCAAGTCTCCGAAGGCGAGCAAGTCCGCCACGTTCGAGGTCAAGGGGAACATCCCCGTTGCGTATCGTGCCTTTGACAAGAATGGAAAGGACGTTGTCGTTGCTGTCTCCAAAGATGGCGACTCCGTTACGGAATCCTTTGAAGCTACTAACGACCAGTACCCTATCACGATTGACCCGACGCTGACGGTTCAGCCGGCAACTCAAGATGGCGACATACTTGAGAGATTTCCTGATACTTCCTATGGCACTGGAATGCTGCTAGTCTTGCTTGACCTCACTACTTGGACCCGTCGATGTCTTTTCGAGTTTGACATCTCCTCACTTCCGTCTAATGCAACCATTACATCAGCCACCCTTGGACTCTACTACAACAGTTATGGGAACAACGACCCGAACGGCAAAACCGTGTGGGCGTACAAGCTATCCCGCACCGACTGGGTAGACACAGAAGCCACGTGGAATATCTACAAGACAGGCTCAAGTTGGACTTCGGCGGGCGGCGACTACGTTACCTCTAATCCGTCAGGCGGTTCGACCACCTTTCCCGCTGCGGCTGATGCGTGGATGGAATGGGACGTCCAGGATATCGTAGAGGATGCCGTTGCTAATGAGAATGCTGCTGAGATTCTTCTGAAGTATGCGACTGAGGGTTTGGCTTCAGGCCACACAGACGCCAACTTACGCGCCAGCGAACACACCACTGCCAATACGCGCCCCAAGCTGGTCATTGAATACAAGCTGGTCCAGACGACAGCCCCGTCTCTCGACGCGCTGCTCAAAGCCGTTGACTCTGCCTCCATCAACCTCGATGCCTATCTGCGTGCGACCGATTCCCAGACCATAGACCTGGATACGCTGCTCCGACAGACCGATGACGCCTCCATTCTCTTGGATGTCATAGTCGGCCTGCTGGCGAACTCGACGACAATCGACATCGACGCGTTGCTCAGGGGCTTGGTGGCTCTCGGAGTCGATGTCTCCGCCCTGCTGCGCGCTACCGATTCCACGTCGATAGACCTCGATGCCCTCATTGCCGAGATACGCAGCATCACGGTATCACTGTCGGCCCTGCTGAGGCAGTCCGACTCCGGGGCAATCGACCTTGATGCTCTACTCAAAGCTATCGATACCAAGACGATAGACCTTGATATCTTACTTGAGGCTATCGGCACTTCTGCTGTTGACCTTGATGTCCGGCTGAATACCATCGAGTCCAAGACAGTAGAGCTTGATGCTCTACTTGAGGCCTTGGACAAGGCAACAGTTACCGTCACTACCCTACTTCGAGACACCGACTCTACTACCATCGACCTCGATGCACACGTGGCTGCTCGGATATATGCGTCTGTTGCCCTTGACGTATTGCTGGAGGATATAGGGGCATCCTTGCCTGCCCTGAGCGTACTACTCCGAGACACTGATTCAAAGACCATCGACCTTGATGCACTGCTTGAGGGCACAGGCGGGAAGTCCGTAGCTCTCGATGCCATCCTCTGGGAAAGCTCTACTCACCACCACTACCCACCCTATACCATTGAGATTCGTGATTCGTCTGATGTGCTGTTGGGCGTAATCAAAGACCTCCTCCCTGGCGCGAGCCTAGACCAAGCCACCAACGTCCCGGACATCCTGAGTTTTTCAGTGCCTATCGATGAGATAAGGGCTGAGCTGCTCACGAGGAAGAATCAGCTGTGGGTGAGGGACTCCATCTCTGGAACAGTTATCTCACGGTGCAAGATTCAGATGATGGAGGAGACGGACCAATGAAGGAGATAGAATAATGGCATGGGTATCACCTACGAGTCACGAAGACCCTGATAGTGGATGGACTAATCCTACCTATGCCTATGATGGAAATGACGGCACGGCTGCAACTGATGATGGTCAGTCCAAATGGCTGATTCTAAACATTGACCCTCCTATATCATGTGATAGTGTCAGGTACTACGCTGCTTGGCTAGACTATGTTGACGTCTACTATTCTGGTGGGTGGCATACCTTATCTCTTGCATTTGTTGGAACGTTGAGTTGGCAGACAGTTGAGATAGGTTCAACAGAGACAGTATCCGCAGCCAGAGTACATGATGGCACATTCACGGGTCACAGTATTGCGCTCTATGAGTTTGAGTTCAACGAGGCAGGGGCCGCAACATACACGACAGCGCCGTCGCTCGACGTACTGCTGCAGCAGGCCGATTCGGAGTCTGTCGCTCTTGATGTCCTGCTTGAGGCTATAGATGCTGCGACCGTGGCTCTTGACCTTCGGCTTAACACCGTCGAGTCCTCGGCTGTGGCCTTGGACATTATCCTTGCAGATGCCTCTTCTGTGCCCACTGCTGCTCTCAGTGCGTTGCTTCGTGGCACAGTTGCTCACAATGTAGACCTTGATACTCATGTTGCCGCCAGAGCCCCTGAGACGGTGGGCCTAGACGCCCTCCTCTGTGGTCCTGCGCTTTCCACTGTTGCCCTTGACGTCTCACTCGGTGTGATGAGTGCCCCTACCATCGCACTTGACATGCTCGTAGTTTCCAGGACACCTTCCTCTGTGGCCCTTGATATGCTCCTTGTTGAGTCGCCCCTCCACCATAGGGGCACCCTCCACATTGAGGCTATCGGGCTTCTGGCTCAACTTGAAAAGGAGGTGGTGACCGACTACTCCGCTGATGACAAAGCGACCAACACCATTGTCTCAGAGCTCTTGGCCCTCCAGGAGCATCCGGTTCCTATCACGTTGGGCACTATCGACTACACTGACAATCGCTCGATTGATGTTCCCAAGGACACCATTCTGGGAGCCCTCAATCGCCTCCACGAGTCTGTTGGTGGCTATATGTATGTAGACTCAGATGGTGCCTTTCAGTGGCGGACTACCATAGGCTCCGACGTGGGACAACAGCTCAGGCTCGGCAAGAACCTCATGGGGGTGCGCCGGTCTTCCGATTATACCGACTTGGTCAACCGCCTCTGGGCTTGGGGTGCGGGAGAAGGTGAAACGTTAGTGAGGCTCGGCAAAGGCATGGTGACCTCTCAGCCGCAGGTGGTGGCTGATTTAGCACTGAAGTGGTACGACACGACGGTCTCCGAGTGGGGCTTCCGCCTCGGAGGTACCACGCTCAGTACTCAGTGGCGCGTAGGTTGGCCGTACGACGATCTCAAAGCCTATGGCGGTGCGTGCCGCTTCCCCGGCGTCAACGTTCCCCAGGGGGCAGAGATTCTCGTCGCCGAGCTCCGGCTGACCGCACATGCTGACCCCGGCTCAGGCTCCGACGTCTACAGCAAGGTCTACATGGAAGATGCCAACGACGCAGCCCAGTTCTCGACGATAGGGGATTATGAGGGGAGGTCGCTCACCACCAAGGTCAACTGGGACAACATCCCGGCGTGGACTGGACTGCAGGTCTACTCCCGCAACGTGGTGGCTGCCGTGCAGACTGTGGTCGACAGGGTCGGCTGGGAGAGCGGCAACGCCATGGTCATCTTCTGGGAGGACCACGACTACCGCACGACCGAGGAGTACCAGTCAAGACGTTCGTACCTCGTACCGGCAATTACGAAGTCCCCTCTGCTCTATATCGAGTACACGCTGCCGGGGGCTGTCGACTACCTTGAGGACCTGGCCTCCAAGGCTCTTTACGACTTCGCTGCTGCCCAAGTAGTAGACGTCTCAATCACCGACTCTGCCACCCTGTTTGAATGGGCAGTCCGGCTGCTCGGTGAGCTCGCCTACCCACATGTCAGTTATGGGGGCTCGTTGGTAGACCTAGAGCGCTATGGATTCTTGGCTGATGCAGTAAGCCTTGGCGATCAGGTGAAGGCCATCGATGAGGCGCTGTCGCTGGAGGCTGCTACTCGTATCATTCACATAGTACGTAGCCTGAACAACCGGATGGACGTGCAGATCGAACTGTCTAACCGGGCGCGTACTGTCCTTGATAAGATGAATTTCGCTAAGGACCCCAGGTGGAGACAGCATTTCTACTAAGGAGTAAGATGAAGATATGAAACTGATAAAGACGGCAACGAGACCAATCCTCGTGATTGAGCTTGCCTCTGCGTGGATCGCCATGCAGATGATGGGCATTGCTGTCAGTGACGCCTTTGAGAAAGTGACGGCCAGCGTCATCCTGATATTCGTGGGCGACCGCATCAGAACCCACATCTGGGGCGACAAAGACACGCCGAAGGAGACGGCATGAAAGTGCCGTTCTGCCAGTTCTGCCGGAATGCAGATGGTTCGTTCAATTATGACGAGCATCATGCTATCCTACTCGGCTGGTTTACACCTTACTTCATGTGGCCATTCATTGTGCATCACAGCGCCAAAGCTGTGTATCTGATTGCTGCTGAAACCTGGTACGTGGTCGGCGGGATGCTGGCGCACTACTTTTTCGTCCTGCTGCCCTCGGTGATTCTACTCATGGAGGTCATTTGATGCCACAGAAAATCAAAGGGTATGAAAAGAAGAAGAACCATGATCTCTTGGTGGAGCTGATCGTTCAGGGTAATTCAACCATTGACCTGAATGCTGAACAGCACAAGGCAGTGATTGCCAGGCTCGACCATGTCAATGGCACTCTAGTAGACCATGAAAGGAGGCTCGACCGGCTAGATGGAAGAGCAGTCCCGGCATGGATGCAGTCAAAATGGAAGGTAGGTGGGTTGAGTACTGCCCTCATAGGATTGATGACAGTCTTATGCAGACTAGCTGAAAAACTGATGGTTTAGGAGGAGTGAGATGAACGAAATCAAGAACCAATTGGCAAAGGTATCACTACCAGAGAGAGTGTTCGTACCCCAGAGATACGAGGCGAGCGTGGCTTACCGGGAGAAGCTGGCAAAGATAGGTGCTCCATACGGCGAAGCACAGAGGCTCAAGCGAATCATCTGTACTGGACTCACTCATGTTCAGGCTGAGGTGAGGGCTGCTTCTGTCATGGGAATCGTCAGTTCTTACTACATGTGCAGGCAGATGGTGTGGAAGACCAAGTTCTCACCAGAAGAGGTACTCAAGATGTTGGCCCTCCTTGGTGATATTTGCAGGGACCTGGGTGAGCCAACGGTGGCAGTGAATGTGGCTACAGCCCTATCTCCGAAGGTGAGGATACCGGCTGATACCAGCCATTTCACACGTCGAATGAAACAGTTCAGCGAGGATAATGCCTTCTGGGTTGGACGACGCCAAGCAGACTATGCGCATCGCTTTGGGATCCACAAGCTGCAGGTGAGGTTCATGAACCTCAAATACGGTACTCAAGGTGGTGATGGGTCCCTCTGCAACAAGCCGCGAACTCCAGAATTCTTCCCTTGTGAGTGGGGTTTGGATGCAGCTACCTTCTTTGCGGACAACTGGAACTTGCCAGTACCAGTTCCTTCAGAGCACCCACCTCATATCATCGGTTGTAACTGAGAACCACGCCGCTGACATGAAGCGTGCGCAATGAATGTACGGCATGTTATCAATCCAGCCTTACGGCCGTGCTGACTCCATCCGAACTTTGGGTGACATGAGTCACCGCGTCAGCATTGAAAATGATGTCTTCTCTGCTTACACGCTCATCGCTCACCATGATGACCTGGAGTCCAAGCCGACGGCTGATCTCCTGCACTACTGCTAGTGCCCTTCGGTTGGCTTCCACGCCCTTCAATCTACTGAATGGCTCATCTAGCAGCAATAATGGGCGAACTTTCCTGTCCTGCCGCATTGCCCAGTAGGCGATCTGTAAGGCCAGTGCTGCCACGTCGATAGCACCTCCGCCGGCACTACCAATAGGTGGGAACTCAAGTGTTCGACGGGTGAACAGAAGCTCCACCTCAGTCTTCCCCCGCTTCTCCTCGAAATTCACCTTGAGCTGATATGGGTCGTCAAACACGGCTTCCATAGCAAGACTTACCTGTTCAGCTAGATGGTACTCTAGCTGCTTCTGTGTGGCCAGTCCTACCAGTTTCACTATCTCCAAAGCACGTTCATGGCGTAGCAGCAGCCTCTTATCCAGCCGGACCTTCTGTTCAAGATCTTCAATGGAGTGTTGGAGCTGGTCCCGCTGGCCCTTCCGATTCTCCAATCGGCTGCGGAGCGTCCTGACGTCAAGCATGGCTTGACTCCATCATTTCCTCAATCTCTTCTACCTGTTCCTGTACCGCAGTCTCCATCTCCTGTAATTCCTGTTTCTCCTTCTCCAGCCGCTCTTCGGCCTGTTCCAGCGTCCCCACTCCAAACTCCTCCTGGAGCTGCTTCATGACGCTGTTCAGCTCTCCCTGGAGCTCAGATCTCTGGGACTTCTTCTGTTCGAGCTCCTCTTTCATCCTCAGTAGTCGCTGCCCTAGCTGTTCCCGGTCTCTAGATGTTGCCATATGATTTTCCTCACTTGCTCCGTCACCTTGTTCTCGGTGAAGAAGGCTTCCAGATTCGCTCTGAATGAGAACCCAACTTTCCAGTCCTGTTCCATGCGTTCAATATAAGCAGCAATGCGTGCATCCCTTTCCCGGTCCTTGTCTAGGTGTTCTGTGTTGTGTACGTTGGGCTGGATAGGGAAATACGCAGGAACCACTTCATTGGATATTGCATAGTAGAGATAGCATGCTGGTTGGTAGTCTTTCTGGTCTGCAGTCATCCTCATCATGCTACCAGGATTCACCAATAGGGAGTCCCCTTGTCTGGTGACGAAACCGGCGTGATTATCTCCTGTGACGATCAGGTCATAGTAGGCACCATACCGCTCCAGCAGTTCCAGATCAGTCCAGCTTCCTTTGTCCCATGAGGGCCTCTTCTTACTCCAGGTGAGTTCGTGCAGCATCAGAATCCGGCGCTGACCGGACTCTTCCTCTTCTTTTGGTACCAGCTTGATGGTCTCAAGATCGTCGAGGGTCCCGAATGGGAATCCAACAACACGATAAGCGTGTGTGAAGAATCCTGTTCGTTTCAATACATACACGTCATCATCAATAGAATCTATCAATGACAGTGCGGACTTCTCGTAGTCCTCCAAAGAGTGCATAGGCAGGTCATGTTGCCCAGGGATGGTGACGAATGGCCGGGGCAGAAGGTGCCATGCCATCTGGCATAGCCATGGACTGGCTTTCCAATGGTGGAATACGTCTCCCGCGCATAGTACTGGGCACCCATCATTGTCTTTGCTCAGCTCACACAGCCATTGCAGCTTCTTCTCCTGCGCCACAAGATAGTCATCATTGCGGGATACGGGAGGTGTATCGGTCAAGTGCAGATCTGATACCACAATAGCATCTGCGGCACTCGTTCCCTTTCCCCTAGTTCGTCTCATCATTTGCTCTTCTCCCATCGGTTTCCGCACAATGGACAATACTCCGGCGCAGACTTGCTGAACTCCTGTTCTAGTTCCTCAATCGTCTGCTGCATACGGTTGATATGTTCCGATTGAGCCAATCCTTTGATGACCAGCTGCTTCAATCCTTCCGTTTGTTTCCATTGTGCAGACCACCGTGAAAGCATCTTCTCACTTTTATTGATGCCTATCATTGCGCGGTCCACATATTCATTGGAAGAGAGTTCAGCCTGTAGTTCCTTCCCTCGGGTCATTACTGCGGAATGTCTCTGGTATTGCCCCAGGCGACCTCGATACGATGAGTAGAACAATTCTACTTCTGCATGCCGCTTTGCCAGTTTTAGGATGTGCTCAGTGCTTTCAAGTTCCTTCTCCATCTCAGAGGCTCTAGTAGTCAATCGGTTCAAGGTAGCAATAGTGGTAGACTTCTTGCTCAGAGATGATACTAACTGTTCAGCCTTCTGTACGGCCTTCTCCAGGATGGGGATATCATCATACTGCCCCATCTGAGCATTGCATTCAGCAAGATGCTCTTCACTGTACTTGATGCTGCTGGAGAGCTTGCCATGGGTCTTCTTCAGGCCGAATAAGGCATAGTCAATATCATCAATGGACGCAGCCTTATTCAGCATCCTGGCAGCTTCTCCGGGAGTGGCTGAGAGTAGGAACGGGGGATCCATCTGCGTCTGGATGTTAGCAAAGTCCATCCCCAGGATCTGTTCTACTTCCTGTGGGACCTCGGAGCCGAAGGCAGCCAACACCTTCCCGTTGATGATGTACTCATTCTTTGTATCAGAGCGAAAGCGCTCAATGATGTGCCCCTCTGATGTATGAAGAATGACTCTGGTATCTCCACCCCATTCAGATCGGTAGGCGTCCCCCAGCGGTCGGTTTGAGCAGACCCAGTTGATGGCCCGGAACAGTGCAGACTTCCCGGTATCAGTCCCTCCAATGATCACATTGGTGCCAGGGATGAATTCCAGCACTGTGTGCTTATGGGATTGGAAATTAGAAATGGAGACAGATTTCAACATTGCGATTTTCCTTTCCTCATCAACTCAAAGAACGCGCTCGCACCCATCACCACTACAGGGTCCATCCGGCGCTTCTTCACTACGAGCAACCAGTCCGTTCCTTCTACCTGATTTGCCTCTGCCTGTTTGATCCATCCTGGGAGAGCCCATGTCTCCTGGCTCTTGCATTCAACAGAGAAGGGGAAACGCTGTTTGGCTTCACCGAGGAGCCTGACGTCTGTTCCAGATTGAGAAGCCTCCCTGGAGGCAATGAGTTCATCCTTCCCCCAGGGAAGCTCCAGCAGTTCAGAGATCTGTGTGCATGTCCAATTCTGTAGGGCTTTCCCCTTTGCCTTGGCTGATGATATCAAGATGCGTGTAGTCGTCATTGCTTTGGTTTCCGTCCTTCGACGAATTGTGCTTCAATCTCGTTCCACAGAGCTATCGTCTGCTGCTTCAATTCCAGCTCTAGCCCCATTTCTTCCACCTTCTTGATGGCGGAATCTAGAGACCGACCCAACTCTACCTCCCCCACTCTATACACTGGGGATTTCGTTTGTGTCTTGAGGAAACGGAGATTGGCACGGATATCATCGATGCCATAGTCAAACAGGATGTTGATCTCTGCAGTATGGAAGGGTTTCCACACAGAAGACTTGAACACTTCAACCGTCACCTTTACCCCAACGATGCGTTCATATTCCTGTCCTCGGAGGATCCGTTTCACTTTGATCTTCTGGGCACTCAAACATCGAAGCCGCAGGCTGGAGTAGAATCCAAGGGCCTCCCCGCCGGGGCTCCGGTACTTCTGACCATATGGACCGGCATCCAGGTCCTGCCGCACTTGGTTGGAGCAGACCATCAGGACGTTCCGTTGTGTGATGATGCGACAAGTCTTCCTAAGCTCTTCACTGAACTCCTTGGCTCGCCTCATCCCCATCTTGTCCCCTTCCTCCTTGCCCATCTCCATATCAGTGGAGAGTGCTGCAAGGGAGTCTGCGAACACTCCATAGGGTCCTGTGCGCTCCTCTGGCTCATCAGGGATCCATTCCCTGACAGATCTGAACACTTCCGGGATGGTGTTGGGAATGGTGTATTCAATCTCATCAGGGAGGAGCCCGAACATCTGCGCAAACTGCTTATTCAGGCGGGCTTCAGGATCATGGAACATGATATGTCCGCCCATCTTCTGTACGTTCCCGGCTATCTGAGAGAGCAGCACTGTTTTGCCTGTTCCAGATGGCCCGAATATCTCCACGAGGATTCCGAAAGGGACACCACCCTCTTTGAAGCGACCTCCACTTATGGCTAGGTCCAGAAGGGTTGAGCCAGTAGATACAACCTGATCCCCTCCGTCATACTCGGGGAGTGGTATTCTCCCCTGAGTATGACGTTGCTTCTTCTCGATCTGAGCACTGAGCGTCTCAGATCGATGCTTTGTTCGTTGCATTGGTTAGCCCTCTGGCCTAGCCCTCTGAGGCGTCTGCGCAGGCTTCCCACATCTCACAGGCTTCACATTCATCTAGCTCTTCAAAGTCTTTGCCGAATGTTCCGCCGTGGGGGCATTTGTCTGCAGCGTCTTCGCCTTTGTCTTTCGTTCTGGTTCTCCGGGTTGGCTTGGGCTCTGGCTTCTCATCTTCTTCCTTCTCGTCGTCATCAGGCTCAGGTTTGGGTTTAGCCTTGCGCCTGGGCTCTGGTTTTTCATCCTCTTCGGGCTCATCCTCCTCATCGTCCACCGGAGGTTTGTTCCTGGCCTTGCGCCTTGGCTCTGGTTTTTCGTCCTCTTCCTCTTCGCGGTCCGGCCGGTCATCGTCCTCATCGTCAATCTCATCCTGAGAGAGACCGCCGAAGAACAGAGCTTCAACCGTCTTGTATGTGGGCACTATTAGGATATCATCCAGTGCCGGCACATCCTCTAGGAGGGACTCTGCGTATGGCTTATCACGCTCAATGAAGTCAATCCTTGAGGTGGCTGCGAATTTGTTGGAGCCAATCTGCTCCGCAGTGAAGCGGATGCGGAGAGTGTAGCCCTCTTCCAGGTCCGGGAAGGTCTCGTACTCCTCATTCTCCTGGATCTCTTCGTTCAGCTTATCCTGAAACAGGAACTGGCTGATGTCCCAGATGTGTGGCGTCTCTTCGTAGTTTTTCATGCCCCTCGGGATCACCACGTAAAGATTCCGCAGTGATGCCTTCAGTGCTTTCACGGAATCGTCATTCCATTCCGTCCCGTCCTTGAGCAGCTGTGCACGATGTTCACAGATGGGGCACTTCTGTTTGACGCTGCCTGGGCAGACCACAGACTCGTTGTTGGCTCCAATGTTGCGATGGATCCAGTAGGGGTGCCGGTACCAGAGCCCTCCCTCAAGAGCAGTCTCATACTCTTCATCCCGGTCGAGATGATGGGGGTCCGTCACCTGGTAGGGGAGGATGTCCAAGCTCACCCGGGATTTCGGCTCTTCCTTGAAGATACGCATTCCCTTGGGCAGATTCAGATGCTTGTACTGAGCATTCCTGCTCTGCTTCACTGCGTTCCGGCTAACCTTGCCTTTGAACGCCCCCCTCCGTTTGCTACTTCGTTTCGTCACCATTGTTGTTCTTCCTCCTGTCTGATAATAGTAGTCTGATTGCCCATACCTTGCCGATGTATGAGAAGAACGATACCAACAACGCTATTGGGGGAGTGATCAGGAATATGATGGCAATGAGAGCAATGATACTCTTTCCCACTTCCCCATCAATCATCCTGGGGGCCTTTTCCCTCTTGTGATTTGAATCTTGGCATTCTGCTGCCTTCTGTTCTGCGCTTCCAGCCTTTCTCGGGAGAGGTCCCGAGGGGTCTGCGGTCCTGCAAAATACGAGGCATTCAACAGACGCACCAGGTTCTCCAACGCATCTTTCCGCTGGTCCACAGCACGTACTGCGCCCACAGCAATGTCGTATTCGTACTTGGCATCGATGTACGCTTGAGAGAGCTTCTGGCATTGAGGTTGTAACAGGATGAGGCTCTGGAGAGCCCCCTCAGTCACCTTCTCAAGACCGTACTTGTTGGGAGCAGACCGGATACCCATGTCGAGTTGGGCCTTGGCGAGGTCCAGCCGTTCCTTCGCCTCATCCATCGCTTTCTTCATGTCAGCGGCATGATGAGTATATCTCCTCATCAGCTCTGCCTGTCCCAGCCACTCAATGTCGAGGGCTTCTGAGTCAATTGCGAGATCCTTTTCATAATTCAGATCCATAAACACCTCCTTCTATCCTTACTATACAATCTCGGCTGCTTTCGTTCATGCCTATAGCAATTTGGGATATACTGTTCCATCTGTGCCTTGCTGATTTCCAGCTGTTCCTTCGCCCCTGCAGCGTCTTGTCGCCATATCGCAGTAGGCTTCCGACACATCATAGCCTATGGCCTTGCGGTTGAAGTGTATTGCAGCCTCTAGTGTTCGCCCCGTTCCGCAGAACGGGTCGAGTACCGTGTCGCCGGGCATGGTTGCCGCCTTGATACACCGAGTCGGAATCTCTAGCGGGAACGCCGCGTAGTGCTTGAAGCCCGATGGTTGCGTTGCTATCGTCCAGACATCACGGAGGTTGCGGCCAGATAACGGGTCGCCGCACCTGCCAGACCTATCATATTCTCGAGTGTCGTCAGGAACAGGGTTGCTCTTAAACAGCTTGGGGTCACCCAATGTCCGAGAACCATTGCCATTTATAGGTTCCCTTACCGCGTCTTGGCCCCAGTAGTAGTGCTGAGACTTCGTGAACAGGAAGATATGCTCGTATGAACTCGTCGGCCTGTCCCTCACGCTCTCGGGCATCGGGTTGGGCTTTGCCCATATGATGTCACTTCTCACGTACCAGCCGTCTGCCTGTGCTGCCAAAGCTACACGAAAGGGAATCAGGCACATATCCTTGGGCTTCAAACCGTCAGGCACAGTGGCCTTGCCGCAACTCATAGAGTGAATCTGTGTGAGTTGCTTGGCACTCGTGTTTGCAAGACTGTTGCCGCTGTTGCGTCCGCCGCCAGCGTACGAGTCCGCGATGTTCCAGAACACAACCCCATCGTCCTTCAACACCCTCCGTATCTCCCGAAGGAACAGGACGGTGTGAGAGACGTACAGTTCGGGAGTAGGCTCTAAGCCGAAAGCACCGCGCCATGCACCGCATTTGAGACAGAAGGAGCCTTGTGAGGCAGTCTGGTTGCAGACGTAATACTTGGCTTCTCCCCCTGGCGAATAGCTCCCCGCAGAAAGCCGTGGCCTATCCCCATCATTCCTGCCAGTCTTTCGGAGATTCTCACTCCCCCACTCATGCTCGCATTCAGAGTCGCCACCCCATACCGAATCCTGCTCTCCCTCATACTTCCTCAATCCCCAATACGGAGGACTCGTTACTACACATTGCACAGACCCGTCAGGTAACCCCATTTCAAGAGACGTACCACAATATATGCTTGCCTTCCCGTCTTGATAGTACGCTTTCATGCCTCACTCCCCAAACACTGTGCTGTAGCAGGCGAAAACTAATCCAGGGAACCCTGTGTTGTACAATGGCTCCAAGAACTCTTGCATCACACTAGCAATGCCATCATTCTGCGCTTCGGTCTTCAAGAGGACTGCCTGGCAATAACCAAGCACTGCTCTCCGCACCTGCTCTGGATCCTCATCTGTCAGTCCTTTCAGAATGTTGGCAATCTGTTTCCATGGAGCAGCGTTGGTGAGAGCTCTGCATAGTTCGATGGTTTTGGATTCTATTTCTGCAGTACGCTTTGCCACCCGTAATCTGCTTTCCTCATCCACTGCCAATACCTGTGCGAGTATCTGGAGAGCGTTCCGAGGATGCCCCAGACTGTCCTGTACAATCTGGTCATAGATCTCTTTCGACAGTGTTTCCCCTTCTCCCTTGACTACCTTCCGGATCAACAGCTTCATCTCACGGTCAGTCAACGGTTGAACCTGTAGTTGAGAGCACCGGCCCCGGATTGTTGGCAGGAGTTTCTGCGGATCTGTCGTACACAGAATGTAGTACACATGCTCAGGCGTATCCTCCAACGCCTTCAACAACGCACTCTGGGCATCTCCAGTCAGCCGGTGGACTTCATCCAGTATCCAGACGCGGCATTTGCCCTCAAGCGGCCGGTATGCGCTCTGCTTCCGGATGTCTCTGATAGTGTCAATGCCACGCCCGAAGGAGGCAGAATCAATCTCATTCAGATCTGCTTCACCGCAGCCTACTCCATGAGCGATTATTCTGGCCAGACTCGTTTTGCCACATCCAGTTGGGCCATGGAGAAGAATGCTCCGAGGCATTGCCTGCTTCCCACTTATCTGTGCACGCAATACCTCAATAACATCTTCATTTCCCATCACCTCATCTAAGGTCTGCGGTCGGTATTTCAGGTGGAGTACCACCCCTTCAGTTGACATTTCTCATCCTTTCTTGACCCAGGGCTGGTCAATCTCATAACGTTCGATCTCAACGTCCAATGGGACGATAATCCATTTCCATGCTGCTGGCAGCATTTCCTTCACTATCATACGGATAGCCTGCTCAACTCGTGGGAGCTCTTCTGGATGGACATCCATCAGGATTGAGTCGTGAATCTGGCCTACAAGCCTCGAATCCCATCCTTCATCCCGCATCATTTTGTCCAGTTCAATGAACGTGTACAACAGACAATGAAAGGCGGTCCCCTGCATCGGATAGTTGATAATCTCATTCTTTCTCATCACTCCGGAGAATGTGAACCCAGTGAGCATTTCCAGATAGCCCAGCCGTCGATACTTCTTGACCCAGGCCTTACGCCATTGGTTGTATCGTGTGAATCGCTGTCCCCAAAAGGACTCTTCCACACCCTTCATATGCTCGACGAACTGATTATATGAATGCAGCCCGTTCATCATGAGATGGTCAGATATGCTTGACCCGTCTGGGAGGAGGATGCCCTGTCCCTTCTTCCATCTGCTCTGAGGCAGCTCCACCCAGGAAGCAATGCCGACCGCATTGTTGCCGTAGTAATCCCCATAGAATTGTGGGAACACAAACCCGTTCTTGGCAGCCTGTCGCAGTATGTAATGAGAAGGTAGGCTTCGGTCAATGGTTTCCATCTTGAATATCTGCGCTGCCATATCTGCGTGCATGTCTGATTGCTTATCCCGGAGGTATTTGAGCATGGTGGGATCCTTGTGATAGCATGCACTGATCATCACTTCAAGGGATGCAAAGTCCATCTCCACCAACATATGCCCCAGTCGAGGGTAGATGGCCCGGCGGCAGATCTCCATCGCTTCCGCGTCTCGTTTCGGGATGTTCTGGAAGTTCGGATCTGAACTGCTGGAGCGATAGCTACGGACGGTATGGAGATGAAACACTGGGTGTATCCATCCATCGTTTGATTCCCTGATGAACGCACCCAGGTATGTATCCCGAATCTTCACCAGCTTCCGCATCTGTAGTATCAACTTCAATTCGGGCATATCAATCTGAGCTAGGGACTCTTCATCAGTGGCTCCCTCCACGCCCTTCTCCGTCATCTTCGGAGGCTCAATCTTCAACACCTGGTAGAGGATACGGGCAAGCTGGTGGTTGCTGTATATGTTGGTCTTTGTTCCATAGATGTGAGCCCACCGGCGGTAGAGCTTGGTGTCCTCAACTCTCTGCTGATTGTGCGCAATCTTCCGGGTCAGTGACTCCCGCTTCTTCTCGCAGTATTCAATATCAATCCGGAAGCCTTGGCGCTCCGCTCGGGCAAGTGCAAGGATGCCTTCATGAATCAATCGATAGGCATCTACTGTGGTGGCTTTGGTTCTCATATTTCTCTCAATCCTGTTCATAGTAGAGTAGGATATTTGGTTCTTCTGAGGAAGGCACCTTTCTTCGTCATGTCACAACGGCCTTCATGTATCATGATCTCCGTCAGTCTTATCCCCTTCAAGATCTCGTACGCAACCTGCGGAACGATGGCGTTCCCGAGGCATTTGAGCCTGTTGTTTCTGTCTGGTTTACGGACTTCCGAGACCCTTGGTGTTTTGCTTTCCCAACTCTCATCCCAACCTCGGTCCAACCTTTCGGGTAGCCCATCAAGAGCTCTACCCAATCTGGATTCAGCTCCCCCCCTATGCTGTGAACTAGCTTTGACTTCTCTGGGTGTACTGTGAAGTCCCCGCAATCCTTCCAGTCCCGTGCTGCTGGTGTCGGCAGCATCCGTATAGCCTCTGATAAATGGACTTGCTGCCCCTTCTTTAACTTGATTCTTCCCGGGTGTCCTGCGTCTGCCACTGTCGGTGTCGGCCACATCTTCATGGCCAACGTCAACGGTGTTCCTCCCTGCTTGTACTTGCCCTTCCTGTCGCTGGCTGAGTCCGTCGTCGCAGTGGGCCACAATCCACACCCTGTCCCTTCGGTGTGGGGCGTTGACGGCACAAGCTGGAAGTACAACCGTCCCCGTTTCGTACCCCTCGCCTTCCAGGTCAGATAGCACGTCGTCGAGTGCCATGTTGATGATTCCAGCAACGTTCTCAGCAAGCACCCAACGGGGCTTGAGGAGTGCAATAACACGCAGCATCTCCGGCCAGAGGTAACGGTCGTCATCCTTGCCGCCTCTCCGCCCGGCAACAGAGAAGGGCTGACAGGGAAAACCGCCCGTAAGAAGGTCGATTGTGGGGAGTCCAGCTCCGTCTCTGTTCTCATCCAACTGCCTGCGTCCCGTTCCTTCATTGACGGAGACATCTGGTTGGCCTTCTGAGTAGGCGTGTGCAACAGTCTCTTCATTGACATCGCGTATATCTCCTATGATGGGTACGTTCGGCCAGTGCTTCTGTAATACAGCCTGACAATACTTGTCCTTCTCCACAAATAAGACTGTCGTGTATCCAGCCCATTCTGCAGCAAGGCTGAACCCACCAATACCTGAAAACAGGTCAACATGGGTCAACATTCCTTCAGTCAAGTGGGTCATTCACGCCTTCTACATAAACCGTCAGGCCATGCGACGCGGCAAACTGCCTCTCTTGGATGGCACCCTTGGAATCCTGCCAGTCCTTCAACAGGTAGATGGCGTCACACCTACTCAGGATTTCAAGGTCAACTGACATGATTTCTCCGCGTGTTACTGGCATGAACATTGAATTCAAGTGAGGGATAATCACAGCGTATCCCTTCTTAATCAGTGCAAGGCCCTTGGCCCGCGCCTGCATGATGTTGTTGAATTCACCAGCCGAGGTTGGTGCAGTGTACGGCCCTGCTACATAGATGAGTTTCACTCCATTCCTTTCATGTGCGCCTTCATAGTAATTTGCAACTCTGCATACTCCCCTTTCGGTGTACTTGGAGGCAGCGGATTTGCTTCATTGGCCCCATCGTTACTGCAATCATTGCTTCTCTCCTTGCCCCCACAAGCCACGCTCTCGGCCAGATATGCGTGTGGAGTATCGCCAAACGCCTGCAGCAACGCCATATCTCCATGCCCTCTTTCTTATAGAGGTGATCGTATGGCGGGTCCCAATAACCAAACTCAAACTCATTGTCTTTGAACGGTAGTTTCTTCCAATCGTACCCCGTATTCAAATCAACTGCCACCACACCTTCGGGTATACCATCTGTCTTGCCAAAGGCCACATCTGGTTGGCCAAACCCTTCGACTATCCTACCCCAAACCTGTCCACTACCCCAATGGCTAGTCAGAGGTCGTTGGCAAGCCCAGAAGTCGAACAATACCGTGCTGTTCTTCTGGTTTATCACTTCAACCCCAAGTATTCTCCAACTGCCTTCATGGGGTCGGGATTGCCATAGGCTTCGTCCTTGTCTATCAGGTCCACATACCAGTAGTTGTCACCTGCGAACCCAAATCTCAAGGCGACGCGCTCGGCTCGTAACCTCGGCTCTATCTCGTGCATGAGGAAGTTTGCGTTGTACTTGCCGTCTGGCATGTAGAGAAGTTGTATCTCGTGGTCAATTTTGGCGTAGACCTGCCGTCTGTTCTCTATCCCTCCAACTCGATAGAGAAAGACTGTGTGCCCGCGGCGTTCCCAGTCCTTCCCTTTCAACTTGGGGTACACAAATGGATAAATGACCTTCTCTAGTTCCGTCATGCTACCTCCTCCTCCTCAAAGCGTTACCATCCCATCTCCTTCATCTGAAGCTCCGCGAGCCGGAACTCAAGCAGGCTGTCCATCCCACAGTAGAGTAATAGCCTTCTGAATGAGTCCTTATCTCTGGTCAACTCCAGGATCCTATTTGGTATGTTGGGAGCAGAGCTGTGCAGATAAGGACTGACCTCTTCATCATATCCCAGAACACCAAACTGAATGTATGCCTGGAATTTCAGACCTGTGATGCCGGGGCGGTTATCCAGTACGTGTGCAGCCTGCATCGTGTCGAACGCCCATGGGTTCACTTCGATTCCATGCAGTACATTCAGCCAGTTATCCTCATGCTTCATGTTGGCTGCGATCTTGCCCACATTAGGATTCGTTAGGATGCGTTTCAATAGTCCCAGATGCCGCTTCTCCGTGGGAAAGGGGATCGCGTAGGCTCTGTTGACATCAAAACAGAATGAGATGGCAACGATCTGATGTTCTGCTTTGTTGTAGGGTTTCAGTCCGGTCGTCTCAATGTCAATAGTCATCAAAGGCGGAGCTTCTTTGAGAAGCATCGGCAGGACGTCTCCTGGGTTCTCAGACACGATGATTCGCTGTTCCTCATCTGCTGAGAATGGAAACGGCTTCCCCACCTTCTCGAAGGCTCGCTGGATGTCCCTCTCCCAGATGATAGCAACCTCATTGTCCTCTTCCTGCCGTTCCACGTAGGATGGGTGAAATGTGGGGCAGAGCCATGCTCCGTACTCTCTATCTGGTATCGTCCAACCCCGCCACTTCATCACGCCTCCCAGGTCTTTCTTCCACTTGTAGCCAATCAGAGAAGAGAGGGCACCTGCCCCATGGAGCATTATCATTCCTGGCTTGTACTGGGCTATGGCATCGATGACTTTCTGACGGCAGCATGCGATCTCATACTCCGTCGGGGGTCGGTTGAAGCCCTTCTTGTCAACAGGACGGCAGTTGACTGCGTTCAAGCTGACACAGTCTCGGAACAGGTCAATGCCCAGACGTGTGTACTGCTGCTGGAGGACATGACCCGTTCTGCCTTGCCATGGCCTACCCTTACGGTCCTCATCTTCCCCAGGTCCTTCTCCAATCACCATGATTCCCTTCTCACAGGCTCCGTATGGCTCCATCTTTGGTGAGTGTGCAGACTTGTAGAGCCCGCAGGAAGCGCAGGAGTGGATGCCCTTCTCTGACCGATAAGGGAGCTGTGTGGCTGTCTTCTCAAAGAATCCTCGCATCAGCGCATCCTCATTCTGTTTCGGCCAACATGGCCACTACATGTTCCCACTTCCCCCCGCTGAATCGAATCTTGTTCTTCCCAATGATGCAACTCGGGAGCTTGCCAGACATATTGGTCAGGAACTCCACACCGATCTTGAACGTGACAGGTGCCCCATCGTACTTCACGCGGGCAGCCTCCTCAAACCAGCCATATTCATTCTCGGCAGCAATCTTCATCCGCTTGTCTTTGATTCCAATCGTCACAACAGGGAAGTCCCCACCAACATGCGTGTCTTTCATTGAAAAGACAGTGGCACGCTCAAGTATCTGATTGGTATCATCCGGGAAACTGAAGGCTTCCCCAGTCACCTTCATATGCTTGCTGGTGTCGGGAAATGTGTTGTTGAGGATTCTGGTGGAGAACACGGTTCCTTGCTCTGTCCGGAAATGAACCCAGGCTTCCCCTGCGGCAACATCCTTGATGTCATAGTGTATCAGTTCCCGGACGGATGATGCTGGAATCAGGAATCCATTTGTGGGCATATCCTCATCCAGCGTGTAAATAGCAATCTGGTAGGAGTCGGAAGCCTCCACCTTCTTACCCTCTACATGGACGCAGGCCAGCACAGAACGGCTCATGTCCTTGGAGCAACATGGGTGGCAGAATTTCAAGGCTTCCAAAAACCCCTTTGGAACCTTGTACCATTTCCCAATCTTCCCAATCTCCTCTTCAATGGGGAGTCTCATCTCTTGCTCAAGCGTTATGCCCGCCTTGGACCGTCCGGCCTTGATGAGCACCTGGTTCTCTCCCCATTCAATGTCAATCTCCTCCTTCTGCACCTTGTTGAGGAACGCATAGAGTGTCTGTGCTTTGATCGCTCCTGTTACGTCCATTCCTTTCACAGGATGGGAGATGCTGATCTCATCGTTGTAGGTCACCACCCGGTCTCCATAGAACGCAAAGCTGGTGCTTTGCTCTATCGTTTCCCTGTTGGCCAGTCCTGGACGGACTGCCTCTAATGCATTCTGTAGTTCTGCCTTGTTGATTTTCATATTCCGACCTCCTCTTTTGCTATGATGTCTAGGGGATGATTCTTGAATATACTGCACGCTTCTTGACAGGAAGGAGTTTGTCCTTGAACCTCTCCAGTCCTGGATGACCCAGTGTCCCACCGTCTATCACCATGTAGTTGGGAACACTCTGATAGAACAGCAACCTACAGAACTCATCCAGAAACGGTTCATCAGGATCCACAATACAATACCTGTACATCAGATAAGGCTCATATGAATCCCACACATTCATCCCTACCAATTCACTGTCACGAAACAGGAATCCACGCCGGGTCCCGTGGAAGACGAAGCTCAACAGGGCTTCACTATCCTGAATGGTTTCTTCTGCCTTTCCTTCCAGCCATTTCGTCAACAACTTCTCAATGTCCATCTCACTCGGGATGATGTGTGAATACTGCCATCCTGTATTCGCTTGAGGCCATTTGCGTGAGTTCTTGCGGAACATTCGCCATCGGCCTCCGCTCAGATCCTGAAACCGGCTTGAGTCATAGGTGTATTCCCAGTCCAGGAACTCCATCTCGGCCCCTACAGAGAAGTTGGTGAAGTCACTCCATATCTTCATTGGAGGGCACTTCATTCCCTGTAAAGAGGCAGATCGGAGCGGCAACGGAGGGAACACAGCCCATTCATCTTCCTGAATCCACATCACCTCTCCGTCACTTTTGAGGCTTACGTCTTGGGTTGCTAGATACTCCTGTGTTGTCCAGAAGTTCGGGATAACCTCCAGTTCCCTCATCCGTTTCAAGTAGGTGTCGGTCCTCTGCTCGTGCATTCGCCTTACCCTTCTTGCTTGTTGGTTCGATGGAACCGTGCTGCTGTTTCAGCCGGTCGATCAATCGACGACTCACCTGGCCTTGCTTTCTGCTCTTGCCTCCCATGGTCACGCTCCTTTCCATCGTCATGAAGATTGATGATCATGTCATACCTACACAGAGATATCACACCATCAAAGTCCTCTTTCTGGTCCTTCACCAGGATGAAATCCTCAGTGGGAATGAACACTAGCGACCGGTGGATCAGGAACAAGCTCAGGAAGTCCTGAGTCCTCATGGCGAATGGCCCCATGCTCTTTGGTAACTGGTCCACAGAGATGAGTCCATCATCCTTCTTGCTCACCTCAACCATTGTTCCTGTATACACATTTCGCTGGCGGAGAATCAGTGTTGAATCTTCCGCAGAGATCTCCACATGAGATAGTTCCTCATCCAGAAGTCCACAGCATTCATTGGAGAGATTGAACAGAAGTGGGCTCTCCTCTCCTTCATGCTTCAACCTATGGTAGGTTTTGCGTATCTCTGTGGCATTGGGTCCTGTGGCATTCCCCCGGCATATCTTCTTCCGTTCATACTCCTTGGCTTGTGTGTGGAAGATGATCTCACCATCCTTCTCTGACCACGTGAAGTCCGGAGATTCATAGTCATTCGCATTGAAGGAAATGGGAGAGGCAAAGACCGTCTCACTCTTGCGCAATGAGAATCGCAGCATCATGCTGTAATCGAAATTGACGATGAAGATGTTGGAACCGATGCAATGAATCATGTTCTTCATTCCCCGGTTATCCATAGCAACTGCGTGGGCAAAGATGGTTTCTATCCTGGTAGTGACTTTCATATTCGTGCCTCCAATGATTCTAGCAATACCGCTCGTCCATCCGTCTCAGGGAGGTACGCCCACACAAGCCCATCTTGCTCCCATCCAACAGGGACTAATCCGCCTGCCCACATAGGACTGTATGCGGGATTGGAACCTTCTATGTTCCACAATTCATGGACTTCCCGCTCCAGTGCCTGAGTCAGAAACCCTCCATGCTCCATCACCCACTGCTTGTACTGGCTCCACGTTACCGGGGCTCCTCTGTTCTGAGTGATGAAACGAACTGCCATCACTGTACAACCATAATTCCATCCACCTTTGAACCAGTCCTCTACCTCACAACAGATAGTCTGGTCATTGGATGGGACGTTCCCAAGATCGAATGTAGAGCAGGAGATCCCATATGCCCGGAATATGTTCATGTATGCACTCAGAAGAGAGCTCCCTAGTTTCTGGCTGTCACAACCGGCGGTGAACAGACGATCGTAGTCATAGCCTCGGTTGATGAAGTCCTGCCGGATCCCAGGGTTATTGGCTGTGTAGGAGTAGGTATCAAATGTGATATGTTCAGCCCCTATACGCTTCATATCTTCCGCGTATCGGCGGATCTCGTCTGGTTGGTCATTCACTAAGAACAGATATGGTTCAATTCTAGGAACGACTCTCACACCAGCATCAATCAGATTCTTCGCAGCTTCCATACGTCGTGCGTACCTCGGCGCTCCGGGCTCAAGCGTATCATTGATGGAATCATCAGACGTCAGTATGGTGATATGGACAGCACTTCCAGCCGGATTCTCCATCAACGCCCGTACATAGTCATCTTCTCCTATCAGGTCTGATTTGGTGTTGATCATCACAGGATATTCAATGTCCCGCAGATACCTGAGCATCTCTAAGCTGATGCCGGCTCTCCTCTCCTGACGCAAGAAGTCCTCGAACCTGATGCCCATCCGCACTGGTATCTCCAAGGCAAACGCCTTCTGGATACCAGACAACTTGTGTGGATCTGTTCCCCGTAGTGGGAGCATCTTGTCCATTTCCCGTTTGTAGTAGTCTGGATTGCAATGGCGGAAGCCCATCGTCTTGCTATTGTCGAAGAACGCGGTGTACAGACTGGCACGAAAGGCATTCGCGTAGCAGTAGATGCAGGCGAAGGGACACGCTAGTCCATCCCATATGTCCATGTTGAATGGCATCGGGCACGCCTGAGCCCGCAGGGAGATCTCGAGGAAGCTGTTGATCTGTTCTGTTTTCAGCAGACGTTCCTGGCGCTTCCACTCATTCTCCAACAGATGGAACTGGCTGTAGTTCTTCTTTCGTCCCTTCTCCTGGACAGCTTGAACCTTCCCACTGGATGCAAAGAACGGACGCAGGCCGGGAACTATCCGGCTGACTGTCTCACGCAGTTTTGAGTATTCCGTCATCCTTCCTTCCCCTCCATGTGGGCCAACAGAATCTCTGTGAAGCTCTTGTCGGTTTCGTCTGCCAGCCACTCGCTCGCTATTGCGTCCAGGTCCACCTCAGTCATGGCGGCGCGGAATTCAGACACTTTGATATACGTGTTGCTCCTGTCCTGCTCTGGTGGAGCGAACCGTTGCCACTTCTCCTCAGTCATCACCAGTAGCTTCTTAGTCATCATTCCTTCTTTCCTTCCGCACCAATGTTCCAGAACAACACTGGCAGCTGGATTCGTTCCTTGTTGTCTCTCAACCATTCCCATGCTTTCGCATCGTAGTAGGGATGGCAGGGGAAGGGCACCGGAGTCCCGCAGTAAGCGGAATACTCCCACCCCATATCAATCAATTGGAGATCCCCTCTGGTGATGTGAGAGAAGAGGGACCCATATGTGATGTGCTTTCGCTTGACTGTCATATCCCCAGAACGGCTCAATACTCCATACAAAGTCTGCCCTGGTTGGGTCGCTTGGAACAGTCCAGCTGCAATAGTCCCACTCCCCACACATACAACGATACTGCGATACGGTTCCAGACATTTCTCCGCCACAGCATGTGTCTCTGCTATGGTCTCATTCAATGGCAATCCTAATGGGAGCAGACGATACCCTGCAGGGATTTGCCGCCGAGCTTTGTAATAGTTCACTTTCGCTCGTCCTGCGGGCACATCTATAATCTCCGCTTTCCACTGTTTCCACTGGCTACGGTGGAATAACAACAGTGAGATGGGGACTTTGTACACTGGATTGAATATCAAGCATTTCAAACCTAATTGGAAGCAAGCCCACGCCACCCCCCATCCAGCCATACTGATAGAAGTCTCCACATAGGCAACTCCCTCAACCCCTTCCTCTTTCAGCTGTTCTAGATGCTTCATCAGTCCTCGAATCTTGCTGAAGGGTGGCGCATCCGAAGGAGCACAGAGATCTTCGCGCTTCACAAAGATCCCCTGGTACTCCTCAATGGGAGTATCCAGACATTCAAAGCAATTGGATACCATCACTCTCTTCCTCAACAACATCTTTCATTGTGTATTTGTCTGTCGCGGAGCCGTCCAGGACTGCAATACCAGCATTGTAATCTCCTACACCATCCCACAATTCCAATGGGTCCCGGCCGTCCTGTATCGCCAGCTTGAAATGATGAGTGTTGAATGTGCATGGATTCTGAACATCCAGACCGCAACAGGTGTTAGCCCGTTCCTTATAAAGCCATCCACTGTTGACGAAGTCCGGGTTGCCGAGTATCACATCATATTGGTCGGCTGCTTCCAGCAGCTGTCTCAAGATCCGGCGCCAAGGCTTGTCCTGATTCATATACCATATCCGCTCAATGTCGAGGCCAAGTGCGTGGAGGTTCTTCGCTACCAGATCATTGAGATGAAGATTGTACACATTGTATCTCTGGAGGCCATGGGACTTGAGCAGCTTGAGGACGTCCCGGAACTGCTCTACAGTATGATACCCAGGAATGAAGGGCTCTCCAGTAACACCAACACGGAATCCGGCCTGTTGTGCCTGGGCCAGCGTCTGTATCTGGCTCAGAGGATTCTCTGTTTTCCGGTACTCAAACATCTCCCAGTCCTCTTCCAATCCTACTGTTACCTCAGCCATGAGAATGCAATGCTTCCCTAATCCTGTCATATCCCATGCCCGTTGGGGGTACTTGGTCTTGATCACAGTGTCCCATTTATGCGCCATGAGAAACTGTATCAGTCTTGAGGATACCTGATGCTCAATCTCACATTCCTGAAACGGATCGGATCTGTTCCCGACTCGGATGGTCTTGCGCTGTTGAAGGGCTCGTGAGAGAGGAGAACTGCCCTGGTTGGATAGTAGGCGTTTCTCCACTGCTTCCACATCAGCCATCCGGAAGTCGTCTCCCCAAGTGCGGTTCAACCGTCGTGAATAGCAATGAGCACAGTTCGGTTCACACGTCCAATAGCTATCAATGCTCAAGGGTAAGGGGCAATACAGCATATCACCCCTTACCCTTAGTGCCGAGGAGTACACGGTCACTTTATGGAGTCACCGTCCACTTGGATTGCGCCGAAGCCCTCCAGCACCTTGACGGCTACATTCACTGCGTAGCGGCTCTCCTTGTCGTTGGAACCTCCTCCGGCCTTCACGAAGAGTGCATCAGTACGTGCAACTGCCTTCGCAATTGACGAACACTCCTTGATGGCCATGCCGGCTGCCTGGGTCCTGGTGAGCGGAGCCGTTGCGGGAGCAGCCTTCGCCGGTGCCTTCGCTGGAGCAGCCTTCGCTGGAGCAGCCTTCGCTGGAGCAGCCTTCGCTGGAGCAGCCTTCGCTGGAGCCGCTTTTGCCGG